TCCCGGTACATCTCAGGGGCGCCGGGTGAGCCGGGTGCGCCACCGCTGCCGCCACCCATATTGATAATGTTCTGAGCTTGCTGAGGTGTCATCCCGGCAAAACCCTCAGTGCCATATCTGGCAACGGACTCCAGAGGGTGCATGCCAGATGGCGGGCTGTCGTCCGGCCTGTTGTCTCTCATTTTAGAGCCTTGGCTAAAGTTGCCACCGCCGGCAGTCGTCCGACCCTGTGCGCTGGTTACACTTCTTGGTGGCATATCTAAACCCTCGGCAAGTTGGTTGATATTTCTGCGTCGGTCACGGCCTTGGCCACGCGAAGCTCTGCCTCAGCCTGTAACTCTTGCCGGCGCAGTTCCATCTCAAGCTGCATCTTTTCTCGCTCAAGCTGTATCTCCATCTGCATGCGCTCGCGCTTGATCGCCATCTCCTGCTCCAGCTTGACAATCTCAGGGTCAGGGCCGGCAGGCTGTTGCTGCTGCATCATCATCTGCTGCTCGATCATTTCGGGCGAGCTAAAGAACAAGTCAGCGTCCTTAAAGCCGCCGATCTCGGCAATCGAGCGCAGCGTGTTGACATACTGTGACATCGTGACAACCGGGTTCTGCGGGCCAAGCTGCATCAGGATTTGCTCTTGCTTGGCAGCAATCTGCGTCAAAAATGCGATCTTGGTCTCGTCGTCTGTCGTGCCGAGGCCGACCTGCACGACAACGTCAAACTCGCTGTCCCACTCCGCCGGGTTGATCGGCACGAAGCTGTTACGCAGGCGCACCGTGCGGGGCTTGCTGTCGTATTTGGTCAGCAGGTGCAGGATGCCCTTGAACAGTTGCTTGACACCGGTTTCGGCGTAGGTTCTGGCGATGCTCTCCAGCTTGACCTGCGCGCCGCGAACCGTGGCGGCAACAGCCGACGCTGTGGTTGACTGCAAGGCGTCGGGCGATAGACCCTGCGACGCGGCTGAGATGCCGGTGCGGCTCTCTTTTATGCCGTCCACATAATCCATCAGCGGGCGCACTTCGTTGCCGACAGGCGCGCCAGTGATTGACTGCAACATGCCCGGCTGGCGAACACGGATCACCCCGCCCGGAGATGCCGAAAGCAGATCATCGAGGTTCACCTGACCCTCGACGGCAGCCACGCGCGGCATGCTGGACGAGTAGACGCTGTCCAGATACTGACGCATCAGCGTGGTCTTGATGACCTGCAAGTCCTCGGTCATGTCATAGATCGAGCGACCCACAAGCCGGTGCGGCATCAGGATCGGCGTGACAACAGCAAACGGGATGTGATCGAAAGGCTCATTGTGCAGGATATGCGAGCCGCCATCACCGATGGCGCAGATGCGGCGACGCTCGGCAATGCCGTCGCCGTCGAAGTCCACGTTCATGATGCACTCGTAATAGAGAACCTCGCGCAGCGCCGGGTCGGCTGCGTCGGTGCCTGTCGCGGCCTCTAAGTCTTGGAAACGGCTGGTGCGCTCGCGGTCAACGTCAAGCTCGCCGGAGCCGGCATGCGCCTCGACCTCGTCCTGATCGTATCCCATAGCGACAAGGTCGGACACAGTCATCGTCGTGCGGTGCGCGACGAAGTGCGCCTCCTCGAGGCTCTCGGCCCGGCGGGAAACAAGAAACTCCTCGGGCGGCACGTTGATGACTTTGATCTTGCCGGAGCGGCGCGTCACTTTGACGCTGAGGTCGTAGCTGCTGGCGAGCGGCACCATCATGCCGTCATCAGCCATCATCGTCTCGGTCACGGTTTCTTCCTGCGAAACAACCTCAACGTCGGGATCGTTGAGCAGCATCACAAGCTCGTCCTCGTTCAGCCCGTTGTATTCCTCTTCGGTGACATCTTCCGTCTCGTCCCAGAAATACTTGACGACGCCGAGACGGAACATCAGCCCGTCCTTAAACCAGTCGTGCATCAGGCGGTAGCCGGGGTTGTCGTGATTGATGACGAAGTTGGCCATATCTGTGGCCTGCTCCGCACCCTTAACGTCCTCGGCGGTGCGCGGTGCGAAGCGCACATACTGATCATTGGCCGTGAACACCCGCATCAGCGATGGCATGATCTGCTCCACCGTGTCTGCAAAGGTAGTGTCAACAACGGATGACTTTCCAGCCTGCTCGTTACCCAGAGGCTCGCCGAGGTAAAAGTCGATAGCGCGCAGACGCTCTTGCGTGTACTCGCTGTCGAAGTGATTGAGCGAGTCCTCGATCTCTGAGGACACAATGCTCGATAGCTGGTAGTCGTCCATTTTGTCGGCCATAATGCCCTCTATTTTGCGTACTTGCCTAGCGTGGTGTTGTGGCCGGGTGACTTGCGGCGACGCGGTGAGCGGGCCGGTGGAGTGACGGGTGCTGCGCGCATGATCATGCCGCTGCCCATCATCTCGTTCATTGTGCCACGGCGCGGCTTAGGCATAGGCGGGGTGACTTTTTTCTTGTTGCCGTACATTACTTTTTCACCTTCTTGGCTAGTTTCTTGAGGGTTGAGGATTTCTCAGGCTTGGCAGTCTTGGCCGGGCCTTTGGTGGTGTTAACGTGCAGAATAGGCGGGACAATGGTATCAGCCGCAATGTGGGCGTTCTTGCCCTGTATGCAGCGCCCCATATTCTCGCAGCGCCCGCGATACGGGCAGTCATCACAAACAATCATTTCTTGCCTCTTGCTTTCTTGTAGATGTCTTTGTCGGCGGTGCGCGCCTTGTCGCCCCGCATGTAACTGTTAACCCGGCCCATCGCCCACGCCGCCATCGGCACGTTTCTGGAGCCACTCGATAGGTAGGCGCCCTGACCGCGCCGGTAGACGCTGGCGAGTTCGCCGTATGTAAATTTGCTCTTCTCCGCCTTGGAGCGGAGCGTTTTCTTTGTCGCCTCGGATAGCGGTTTTGCTTTAGGCACGGCCTCGTCTCCCCTGCTTTGCTCTGGATTTGCTGACGGCCCTCACGTCTATCTTCTTGCCTTCCTTGTACGCTTTAGCAGTTTTTTTGATCTCAGCCGCCTTGCGTGTTTTAGACTTAGCGCCCTGAAGATACTTCTTCGGAAGGCCCGTCTTTTTGTCTTTCGGAACATTGGGAAAGCGCCTCGGCATTACTTCTTTTTCCCGCCTTTACCTTTTCCGTAGTGTTTACCCGGCATTTTTCTTTCTCGCTTTCTTCTTTGCTGTTTCGGACAAATCGCCGAAATGATAGACGCGCTTGCTTTTTGGCGTCATGCGCGCGCCAGTCATTATGACGCCATCATTGTGCTTGTGTATCGCACCGCGATATTTCTTGCCATCTCTGAAATAGTGAAGTCCTGCGGCCATTACGATCCCTTCTTCCACTTCTTCGACGGTGACTTGGTCTTTTGTGGGTTCCACTTGACCTTCGCCGCCCAATACGCCGCAGACAGCTTGCCCTTGGCTATGTTTTTGCGGTGACGGCTCTCAAACGCCTTGCGCTGGCCAACCGTCTGATTTGTCTTTACGCCCTGCTGGCCAAAGCGAATGACCTTGACCGTGTCGCCCACCTTCGCCACAACCACATGCGACTTGGTCGGGTGGCTGGGTGTGCGCTTGGGCATATTGTAACCCTTAACGCCATATTTCGCTAGGCGGGGGTCTTTAGGTGCGCTTGGGGCCATTAGAGGATGCCTCCGGCGGGCTGGGGCTGCTCTTCGCGCGCCATACCAGCGCCGAGGAGGCCTGCGACAGGTATAGATAACAGTGGTATTTTCCCAGAAAGGAAATCTTTGTAGACCTTTTCCTTGCTCTCGCCCAAAAGCTGAGACGTGACATCAACACGCTCATCAATAAGGTCAACAACCGTTTTTAACTCGGACGCCAACCCTGTTCTGTTGCCACTGCCAAACCAGCCCAAAGACTGCGCCTCCGCTGGTGTCACGCCGAGCTTTTCCGCTGCTAATTTGTATATGTCAGAAAATACAGCATACTCCGTCTGCATCTTTTCCCCGCCCACCTTTTGGCTTCCGAGCGTGTCGATAATCATTGTTGCCGGGTCCAGAGACGATGGGTCCGCCTCGTATTTTTTGTGGAACTCAGGCTTAATAAACTTTTTCGGCACCGAACCCGGCATCGCCTCATTCATCGCGTCAAGGGCGCCTCGAACAGCGTGTGTGTCAACGGTGACGCCTTGAAGGTTTCCTTTTACATTTTCTGCAAATGTTGCCGGCTTCGGGTTTGTGCTATAGTCAATTCCACCCTGACGGACCGCATCAACTAGAAGCCCGTGAATGCCGCCGGGGCCAATCATCATCGGGTAGCCTTTTTCGTTAATGCCGCCAGAACCGGGGCCAATAACATCGGTCAGAGGTATCCCAGCCTCTTGCTTTGCGGCAACCAAGGATGCGTTTCTAAGGTTTTGCTCAGTCATAGTCCGGGGGCTTGTCGCAGCGTAGTTTTCAGCGAACCTAGATATTTGCTGTAGAGCCTTCTGCTCCGAAACGCCAAGCTCCTTTGCCTTTTCAAGCAGCGGGCCGGTATGATAAAAATATTGAGCAGGGGTTCCTAGATAGGGCTTCATCCTTTCCGCAAGTCGCGTCGCAATGACGTCTTGATTTTCCATAACAACCCTTGCCCTGTCCCCCAGAGGCAACTTTGATCCTTCCGCCTGACGAGGAACCGGCGTCTCTTCTTGCCGCATAATTTGCGTGGTGCGCTCATAAGACTCCGGCGAGGTGTCAAACAAGGGGCTTTGCCCTGATGGTTGAGTTCTTTCAGCGCTAGGCATCGCCATCTGATCTGCCCTAATTTGCAAAACGCGCTCAAGGTCGTCTGTCATTGCCGGGCCGCCATTGTCGCCCATACGGGCAACTCTTGCAGCTCTAGGCGCCTTTAAAGCAGCGCCTGCGGCAGCGGCTGGTGGGAACATAGGGGTCATTGCCATAAGAACATCCCCAGCGCCTCCAGCGGCCTGCATAGCGGCGTCAATATATTCTTTTCCAGCTATGTTTTGGCTAAAACTTGGAAGGTACTCACCGGGGCGGGATGGGTCTGGTGCGCCGCCCATAATGTCAGTAACACCCCCGCCGGGGGCAAAAAGCAGCCCGGTGGCTGCGGCAGGGTACATATCAGAAAAGCGGGTTGGCTCTTCGGTTAAAAGCCCCTCGTCATATCCGCGATAAAGGTCCACCATCTAAACAATCCAATTCGTTGAGGGGTTCAATGTGCGATTGCTATTATAACCCCTTGACCAGCCTCCAGCAACCGCCCCTGCGCCGGCGAAGCTCAACACAAAAGCGTCAGCCACGTCGGGCGATCTCTGGCCGCGCTTCTTCATCTCGTCCTTGCTCTCAACCTTCAGCTTGCCGGTGCTGAGATACTTATACCGAATGCCGGTGATCTCCGAGATCAGCGTGTCGTCCTGCGGCATGTGGCAGTCACGCGCCTCAAACCACTCGCGGGCGCTCCAAAACAACTCATCGCGCAGCTTATTAAACCGATCCTTCATGCTGGCGCTCTCGGACACCGCCACAGCAACGGCGGGCAGGTCCAACTCGCGCAGGCGATCCGCCAAGCCGGCGCCCAGACCAATCGCGTCCACATATATCGCCTGCGGGCGCATCCGATACGGCACGGCGTCGTATTCGGCCAGTATGATGCCCGCAAGCTCCATCAAATCCTTGCCCTGCCACGTCTTAATCGGCTCGACGATGACGTTGCCTTGGCGCTTGCACAGCGCGGACCTATCGCCGCCATAGCGGGCGACGTCCAAGCCCCATTCAACCGGGGTGGTCGGGCCGGCCTCCACGTCGCGCCGGGTGGCCTCTTCAACCAAATGCAGCGGCACAAGCACGTCGTCCGACTGCGTGGGAAACTCGCCCAATACGCGCACACGGTAGACGTTGCTCGCCTCACCGTATTTGTCCGCCATATCGGTGATAAACTTCGGATCGACGTATTCGCCCTCCTCGCACGACACCGTAATGCAGTGCCAGCGCTCGCGGTCCGAATGAAAAGCGTCGTAGAAATACCCGTCGGAGCGGGTCGGGTTGCCGCACATGATAATTTTCGCGCCGGGGGTGGAGAGAGCGCCCGACGCAGTCTCGAAGATCACGTTCGGCACACCAGACGCCTCTTCGACGATAAACATCATATTGGGCGAGTGAAAACCAGCCAGCGCCTCCGGGTTCTCGCGGCGGCTGGTGCGCGCCACGGCGAAGCTGTCCGACGCGCCCTTGAGGGCGATTTTGTCGGCCTTAAATTCGAGCAAATCCTTGAAGGGCTGGGGCATGTTCCGCGCCCAGCGGTCGATCTCGGTCCACAAAACGTCACTTAGCTGGTGGGCGCTGTTGGCGGTGACAGCCGTCTTTGTCGGATAGCGGGTCAGCAGCCACCACAACACGATCCACGACTCAAATGCCGTTTTCCCGACGCCGTGACCGCTCTTGACGGCGACGCGATCATGCGCGGCGATGGCGTCAAGCGCCTTGCGCTGCCACGTTTGCGGCTTGGCTTGCAGGACGGTCTCAACAAACAGCGCGGGGTCGTCGCGCAAAATGGCGATAGTGTCGGCGGATAGGGGGGATTGCGTCATGTGTGGGTCCGTGGGCTAGGGATTTCGAGAGGGGGGTATATATTTATCACCGCCCCCGCGCGTGATTTGACGGGGGGGGGTCGTTGTTTCACAGAAATGTTTCACGTTTTGTCGCATAACGTCCATTATGGAAGAATCGGCATCAATAAAAACAATGACTTAGCCGTGGAACAATATATGCCCATAATTATGTCGCCTTTGGAACATCAATGTTGACCTGATCTTGGTTAACAACGTCGTCGTGCGCGCGTAGCGATTGCGCTTGTGTGTCTCGCTCGTCCTGATGCTCTATCGCGTTTGCCCGCCGCATCTCGATTGTCTGGTTAACCTGCTGCAAAACCTTGATGTAATCCTCGCTCGGCGACGCCTTCACGTCGATCTGCGCTTTGTCGCCGTACACGTTTGGCGTCATCCGTGCTGACCGCCACTTGATATTGTCTGACAACGTGCGATGCGCTGACTCCGTGATGAACCCCTTGAGCAGCATGTCATCAAGCTCATCCAGCCTGTCCGCATAAACCTGACCACGCGACTCCAGCGCCGTGCGATACTTGTCCATCATCGTCTGGTCTTTAACGAACCGACGCCAGACGGTTGACCAAGCCGGCATGTCGTCATCTTTGCTGACGCTGCTGCCTGATCTACCCTCCGCCACGCGCTCAAAAAACTCATCAAAAACCTTGTCAGGTATTCTATGCGCTACCATCGGTGTCATCCTCCTCAAACGTCAGCATCACCATCGGCTCGTCGTCTATCTCCAGCAGCACCCCATTGCAGACGCTGCAAACTATCTTCTGGCTCTCTTCGTACACCCGGCCCCTTGTCGGCTGCTCACACCAGCCACAATCGACGTAATCTTTAAAGAACCGCACAAACGGCCCGCGCTCGAAGTTGATAACCCTACCCATCCACATCCACGCATTCCGCCGCGCATGCCAGATACCCGGCACCGTCAACATAGTTGTCCTCATGATACGGGTTGCTCTTTGCCCTTGCCAGCTTGAGCAGCGTCATCATAACGCCCACGTCCTGCGGCTCTATCTTGTGACCCGTATGCGCTGACCAATATTTCGCGATCAGCAAGAAGTTATCCTGTAAATCACCGTGATCCACAGCCCGATCCTTCGTGACCATCTGCTTCGCCTCGTCCAGCACCTTAGCTCGCTTCATCTCTCTTACTCCCTTTTGCTTCAACTATCTTCAACCCGCACGTCTTACAGTGCGCCTCCGCCTTGTGTCCATCATCACGCAAAAACACCAGCGCCGTCTTGCAGGCCGGACAAAGGCCGTCGGCTATACGCCTCGCCATCTCTCCGTCGCCCTGCTCGATCATGCCTTGTGCCTCACACAGTTGAACCGCTTTCTCGGCGCCGGACCACGAACCTGATCCGGCTGCTTCACCTCAATACTACCCAGCGGCTTCGTTGCACTCAACCCGTCTGTCTCCACCGGCCAAACCTCGAGCCGCACACCATCGTCCAGCTTAATGATGTTCACCGACAGCCCGCGCACATCCACCCAGCCGTCCGAGCCGATCAGCACATACTGCCGGCTTTTGTAAAGCATATCCCTGTCGTCGCTGTTCGTATCCATCCCGCGCCTCCTAAAACGGTATCTCGTCGTTAAGCTCAACCTCCGTGGCCGTCCGCTCCCTCTTCTCGATGCCGTCCACCACGGCACCCGGAAACACACCCTTCGCCATCTCCGCCAGCTTGCCGGCCTCGTCTGCCCGCCATTGCTGCATGATCTTCGCCACCTCGTCCATACAGTACACCCGGTCATATCTCCCCTCATTATGAACCGGCACAACCTCGGCGGCATCCTTCACAATCGCCAGCACCCCGCCGTCGGGTAGCTGACACTCCCACCGATCCCCGGTCAGCGGCTTCGCACCAAGCTCGATGGCTCGGGCCTCCAGAACGCCACATGCCCGGATGGTCACTTCCACCGCATGCTCAACCTCTGGCCCCGACCCCTTCTCAATCGCCGCATTCAATTTATCCCACTGCTGCCACCAGCGATCCCGCATTTCTGCATCCACCAATCCGGGCAACCGGTCAATGCCCCATTTCGCCTCATACGACCTGACCACCCTGTCGTACTCAACCAGAGCATTCTGGCACTTCCTCGCGTCCCGCTCATTCGGATAGAACCTAGCGTCCAATCCCTTCGGCGCCTTCTTTGGTCTCTTTCTAATAGCCATAACCACCTCCTTTACCAAAATACTGATACGGCCAATACGGCGATACGGTCCCTATAGGGGGACCGTACCGTACCGCACCGATACGGATACGCCGTACCGATACGGTTGATACGGGAATTGCTATGCTAACTATCTGTTTTATAACGATAGGCGTCTCAAACAGTTTCCCGTATCGTGTTCTACTATCCGCCATCACCAAAAAATCCAAACTAGAACAACTTCCGTATCGGCGCCGCACCCCGCCGTATCGCCCTCACAACTCACCTAACTCATTGTTTATCCAGCAAATACCGTCCGCAATGACCACAAAACCGCCATCCACCAGCGCATCACGCGCAGTCTTGCGTGTAGACGAATGTGTGTCGGGACAGTCACGCTCATGAGCCTTGTGCCACTCGCCAATCGGCACCCTGACACCACGCTCCGCGCATAAATTCTGTAGCGCCGTCAACGCCCGCTTCTGGCTCGCTGCCAGCGGCTTCCTGCGCTTGGGCGCATCCACCGGCGCATCCGTGCGCTCCAGCACGATAGACGTGTCGGTGACGCCCACCTGAACGCTGACCATATTGAAGTTCATCTCGTCAATCGGCTCGGCATCCTTCTGCTTTTCCACCTTGATCGTGACCACGCTGTCCAGCTTGCCCACGACCACGCTGGTGTCAAGCGCACCCAGCAGCGCGTTGCTGCCTCTGGCGCCCCTGCTGCTGTCCTTGCCGCTGTGGTGGACCGCAAGCATCGTGCCGCCCGCTGCCTCCCTGATGGCATCGCACGACTGCACAAACATGCCAATCGACTGCGCCGCATTCTCATCAGCCCCGGCGATAGACCGAGCCACCGTGTCCACGATGACCAGCGCCCACTGCCTGTCCATTTCCTCAATGGTGAGCTTGAGCCGCGCCACGTCCTCGCTGTCCAGCATGTTGACAGCCGTCGGCAGCAGGTACATCTCCGGGCGCTTGTCGAGCTTGTGGTGCATGCTCCACGCCTTCCAGCGCTTGCCGAAGCCACCCATACCCTCGCCCGCTATATAAAGCACTGGCCCCTGCTTGACCTTCTTGCCCTGCCAGTCCACGCCGTGCGCGACGGACAGCGCCATATCAATCGCCAGAAACGACTTGCCGCTGCCGGGCGCACCGTAGATCATCGCAAAACTGCGCTCAGGGATAAGCTCGTCAACCAGAAACTCGACGGGCGGCATTGACCACACCGCGTCCTGATCCATCAGCTTATACGGCTTGAGAACGCCCTCCTCTTCCGCCTCTGGAGCCTCGTCAGCGGCCTCTGCCTCAGCCGGCTCACTTTCCAGCGCCGGCGTCGCCTTGACCACGTCCATCAGCTTGTCAACCGTGCCACCCTGAAACAGCCAGTCCACGACATCGCCCTTGTCCGGCAGCCCAGCAAGCTCGACGCGCTTGACCGCCTTGGCCCGGCCCCAGATCGAGCGCACCACCTGATCGGCGTGGCGCTCCCCCGCATTGTCATTGTCAGCCAGCACCACGACGTTGCGCCCATCGAAATATGGCGCCAGTGCGTCGGACCACTTGCCGGCACCGCCGTGGCTCGTCGTCGCCACAAGGCCGAGCCGGATCAACCGCTCCGCAGCCTTTTCACCCTCGACGATAAACACCGGCGCGTCCGGCTGCTCGAGCATGCCGACGAGATTGAACGGCAGCGCCTCCACCTCGTTCATGTTCCAGAGCCAGCCGCCCTTGCCGTCCGGGCGTCGCTGCCTGAACGACTTCGGCTGATAGCGCAGCACCTGATAGCGCAGGTCGCCGTCAGCGTCGTAATACTCGTAGATTTTCTCGATGTACTTGGCCGGCTGCATCGCGTCGGCTGTCTGCTTCGTTATGCCGAAGTCACGCTGCAACGTCTCAGCCACTGAGCCGGTGATCGTCTGCCGCCCATAGCGCCGCACGATGTCCACCACACCGCCGCCGTGATTTTCCTCGAAGTCAAAATAAACCCCGCGCTGCACATCCAATTCCTTAGAGCCAGCGTTGCCCCAGCGCAGCAATCCCTTCTTGGACAGCTTCTTGTTTGGCTCGCCCCAATAATGTTTGGCGATGCGCTCGGCGTGTGCCGTAATATTCTGTGTCATAGCAATTTCCCTTTGCTCTCCCCTTTGGTAGGCACGGGCGGCGAGGTCAAAGGGAGGAAATCCCCCGCCGCCCGCTACTGCGCTAGAACAGGTCGCCGCCAGCCGGAGCGGCTGGAGGTGGTGTCGCCGTTACGGCGGCGCTGACTACCTCTGGCGCAGGTGGTGTCGGCTCAGCCGCAGCCGGCTGGCCATCCATTGCAGCGGGCCTCTCAACCCACTGAGTAATCGACCACTGAGGCACCTTGAAGCGCAACTCGCCCTGCGGCGTGTTGATCTTAACCACCTCAGTGCCTGCAATCTCCACAACAGGAACCAGACCAGTGTTAGCCGACTTCTGAGCCTCATATTGGTTGTGTAGGTCGTCCATAACGCGCAGCACCGTCTTGGCGCTGTGGCTAAACTCGCGGACGCCCAAATCCTTGTTGCATATGCGAACCCGGAAACACGGCTTGAAGGCCGGCTTTCCGTCTGCCCCAAGGTCAGGCGGGCATTCCGGGCGCGGCTCTCCGATCTTTGCCACGCGGAAGTCAGGCGCGCCTGATGCGAATGAGAGAAACCCAACTTCGATCCTCTCGAGGTCCATAACGAATTTGACTGGTAGGGCAACCTCACTTTCATCTTTCACCCACATGCCGTCGGCGCCCTGCGTCCGATCCTGCCGGATCAGATCGCCGCCCTTGGCATCCCACTTTACGATTGGAAGAATGTCGCCACCTGAGCCGGTGGCCTGCGTTGAAAATCCTAGTGCCATTTTCTCTGTATCTCCTTAACGATAACGACAACTATATGTGGCTCACAATCGTGAACCGCTCGATAGGGTAGAACGCACAGATGTCCCGGTCTTG